AAAATATTGAAATCAACAAAGAGTATGTTGACGGGAAAATGATTATTGATTTGAATTTGATCGCACCGAACAGTTGTGGCTATGTTTCTATCAGTTAAAAGTATATTATGAAATGTGAGTTTCAGGAGGAGAAATATATGGGTTCAACAAGAGATAATATATACATTGATATTAATAAAAGAACATTTTTTTTGGCGGATAATATAGATAATGAATCCGCCGGTAAAATTATGTGGGATATTTTATACTTAATTAGAGAAGATGATGAGCAAGATAAAAAAATATTATGCTATAACCGTGAGCCAATCAAATTATATATTAATTCTTATGGAGGTTCAATAGATGATATGTGGGGATTAATTGATATAATTCTTGCAAGCAAAACTCCAATTTATACATATTGTCTTGGATATGCGCAAAGTGCAGCATTTAACATTTTCTTAGCAGGACATAAAAGATTTTGTCTTGAACATTCAGTGTTTCTGTATCATCAGATGTCTTATTGGAGAGACGGGAAACACCAAGACTTTGTTGAAAACAGGGTCGAAATGGACAACATTAATAAGCAAAACGAAGAATACGTAATAAAAAGAACAAAAATTCCTGAAGATGTTATTAGAAATGTTCGTGAGACAAAGAAAGATTTCTATATCCATTCTTCTAAGGCAATAGAATATGGTGTTGTAGATGAGATTTTAATGTAAATAAATGGCTGTTGGAGGATAAATTTATGAGTAGTAAAAAATTTTCAATTGTAAGAGAAATTGATATAAGTGAATTAAATAAAAAAATTGCTGAATGTATAGACCCATATATTTTTATGAATAAAGAAACATTTAGTGAATTGGAAAAACAAAATCCAAATGATATGGCTTATGAAGAGAATACCAAAATAGACGAAAATAAACGTATATTTATAGATTCTCGTTCATGTACCTATACAGGATATAAATTGTTTATTGATAATACTTTAAGATATGGCGAAATTGAACTTAGATAAAATAAAGGAGAATAACATTATGGAAGATAACAAAATAAAATTTACAACAAACGAGTCTGATGATTGGTCAATTCTTCAATGTGGAGATTTTAAAACATGCAATCATCAAATTTCTAAAGAAGAATGGGTAGAACTACTAAGATATCTTGGACATGAAGTAGACTACAAAGAGATTTCAGATGAAGATATGCAGGAATTGATGTAAATGGATACTGATTTGATATATGATGCTATTGATGTGATTGAGATATTGTGTGATTGCATAAGAGACGCTCCAGCAAGTTGCGATGCATGTTACTTAAATGAATATTCTGAAACATGTAAAGCAAATAGAGTTATTGAGGAATTTGAAAAATATAGAAATGAGAATAACTAACGAATTATATTTTTTAATGGATTACATCAATACATAGAAATGGAGAAATAAAAATATGAAGTGTTTAATAACATCGGCAACGCTTATGGGCGGGAAATGGATACTTGAGAAATATCCTAATTTAAATAACTATCAGCCATCTATAGATGAATGTTTTATATACAATTACATTTTCGATGGCTTTGGTACTCAGGACGTTATTATTGTTGAAATTAATGATTTATGTCAATTAATTGATGACTTTAAAGAAGGTGTTATTATACTCTCCCGTGAAAATGATGGCTTTGAATACGACGACTTATTT